GTAAACCTGTAGCGATCTCCTGCATCATACCTTGATCTCTAAAGATCAATTCGGTTTGATTCTGGATTACTCCTCGAGCGAGAAACATTCCCACTAAGTCGACGTAGTTTTCGTCGTCATACTCAGGATGTAAATCATACCCGAGTTTTGACTCGACAACGTATCGAAGTAGGGGAACGTTCTGGAACCTAGTGAGATAACACCAAAATGCCAAACCTTTGATGTTTAGTCTCTGGTGGAAGTCATTATCCCAGGTTATAAAACCTTTGATAGAACCTCTACGTAGAGCTCTAAACAGCTCAAGTAAGGTATTTCGGTTGTTATCGAATGGATCAGGATATCCTCTTCGTAAGGATTCCGATAAGACCATGAGGGTTTCAGTAACCCCCTTGGCCGTGTTCTGTATCCCAGCAAGTGGGAATCCAGTAACCTCGGTACCTTTATAGAAGAATCTCTTAGCGAATTCAAAGGAATCGGGTGATACTAAGGTCTTATCCTTAGACACGTCAACTCCAATGAGCTCGAGAAGAGAAAGGTATTCCTGAGCCACCCGGTCATTCCTAATTACCACATCATCACCTAGGAGACGATAATCTAAGAAAGGGAGCCGTAAACCAGCTCGCTTTGCAGAGAATTGAATCCAAAGGTGGTGAGTGAGTGCGAAGACGGCCCAAGATGAGTAAGCCCCCATGGGTTGCCCGGTAGCGTATTTATAATACTTACCGCGAAACTCAAAGGGTTCACCTATCATAAGGTCCTTCCACACTCGAGCAAAGACTTCGCCCTCCAACTGACTGACAACAATCTCTTGTAAAGAGATTGGAAATCGATCTGTTGCAGACGTTAGGTCTATGCTCCAGTATTTTTGGGAATGATCTCCGAATGGGGAAATGTTTTGACCGCTGGTCAGGTCCGTTTGCCACCTACCAAGAATCCTCAGAATGGATTCATGGAACGGTTTCAAAAGGGACTGCGACCAGTAATCGACAATTCCGATGACTCTTTCTTTCGCCTCTTTGTCATCTACCGTAGATAAGCGTCTAAGGATTGGTTTATCCTTAAACTTATCTTTAGGGTTTGATGGCCAATGAGAGAAATGAGGAATCATTTCTTGCAAATAAATGAGCAACTTTTG